TTGTGGCGGTTGACCTTGAATCCAACGGACTCAAGATCATCGCTGATCGCAGCTGCCTCGTCTGCCGGAACGATTAAGTCGTCACCGTAGACGTAGACATCCCTACTAAACGAATAGAGGGATGACTTAGTCGGAAAGACTCCCGCCCTGCTCATCCTCGAGGCGATGATGGTCAAATAGAACACCATCGACTCTACCGGGAAGCAGAGTGCTGAGCCCATGGACGCGAACTTCTTGAGGGTGATAATATCACCGGTGGGAAGTTCGGCTCTAGTGGATCGGCATGCAAGAACCCAATCCCGAAAGAACGGGACGGATTCAAACATATCTTCCACTTGAGTAAGAGACACACGATCGCTGGCTTCGGACATGTCCAAAGTGGCAAGTCTGCCAGATCTGGAACCTTCCAGAGCCAAAACCTGGTTGATCGTTTGGTCCGTAAAGTTTACGTGACCAGCCGAGTAGAAGCACGTTTCAAGGTGCTTCTGCAGGTAACTACTGAGAGCCTGTTGAGCATACTGCATCAACACTGGCTCGACAGCAATAACTCTCGGTGTCTTCAAAGTCTTGGGAACGAAGACAACCCTTACGGGTTCCTCATCCCCGGGCAAGACAGGTACCGGCGGTGACGCGTTAAGATAGTCAGCCCTAACTAGGTCTGACAAAGTAATGGGAGAGGAAGTTCCTCTACCATACTTGAAGTAGGTAAAACCTACGTCATCTAATCGCGTATGCCAGCGGACGAAGTTCCATTTCTGATTTCCAGAAATGTGTTCCCTCGTCGCACCTGGGCCATGTCGCGGTTTGAGGTGAGCAGTAAACTCCTCACCTCTCAAGCATAACTCCTCGCATAGAATAGCGGCGAGCTGCTTGAAGTACCGATACGTCTGGCCATCAGATGGCACTAAACTGTCGTCGCAGTCAATGAAGGCCTTGGATGCCATTGTCACGCGCTCATCGGAACAAGGGCGCAACAGTTTCTTAGCAAAAAGGCACAACTGCCTAATGCTTCGAATAGCATCCATAGAAGCGTCATTGAGGAGGAATCCCTCCGAGTCGAAAACCTTGCACAGGAACCCCTCGAGAAATCGGGGGTAACCGGCGGCTGCTGGCTTCCAGCCAGCAAACGCACCAGGAGCAAGCTTGCCTAAGTCCAGACTTTTCTCAAAGTCTTTACAGAAGGCAGGAATAGAGATCGTCAATAACGATTCTCCCTCATTTTCGACTCTGCTCCTCGCGGT